AAATGTACCACCAACTGAAACATTACCAGTTATGGTAGCAGCATCTGCTGACATGTTATCTGTATTGATAACACCATCAATATATAAATCTTTCCATTCTTTTGTACTTTTACCTAAGTCAGTTACCCCATCGGATGCAGGGAACAATGCACTAGCATCACCTTGCACTTCTTGTGACGGGCCAAATTTAGTAATAGGTGCTCCATTAGCTGCTGTACCATCGTGATCGTGACCACTACTATTGTTAAAAGCAGCTACAATACCATCAAATTCGTCATCAAAATCTTGAGCATTAATAACATTACCATCGGCAATATTATTAGCTGTGTCTATTCTAATGTAACCTGTTCCCATAATTTATATCCTTATCTTCTATCGAATGTTCCAAATTCTAAAACTGCAGCATCTAGTGAAAATGGGGGAAATGTATCACTAGATGTAAATTGTAGAGATACATTAAATCCAGACCCTATTGTTTGTGTAGTAAATACTTTTTTTAATT